AGCACTTATGGTTATTTTACCATAAGGGCGCTTCTAATCTATATTAAATTTTATTACTTTGATTCTGATACAAATCCAAATTCTTTGTTGCTTGGACTTAGTGCCTTAAGAATAACTGGTGCCACTGCGGCAAATCCACCCATCAAAAGATCTCTTGGACTGGTGTTCCCAGTCATATATAGAGCGATAGCTGCTGAAAGAAATGCACGAGCATAAGTTCCAAGTGCTGCTAAAATCTGTTCTGTCATAACTACTTTCCCATCTTTGTTTAAATCTGCTTTTGCAAATTTAGCCATTTGATCATCTCCTCGTGGGCAAGGTGCCCATGAATTTTCGGTTTACCCGAATACTATAATTCTACCATTAAGCCGAAATATCTACAAGTTCACAGTTTCCGTCTGAACTGCAAGCAAGCGTAGCATTAGTAGATGTGCCATCTTCTGTTTCGTAGAAAGACAAGTCTTCCCAGCGTATTTCCTTTGGCATCTTCTCAACAAGAGCATCATACTCTTCTTTTGATACTTCTTGATAGGGAGCCTGTTTGTATGAGTGATCTGAGTGGGGTAAGAATGAAATTCCAGATACCTCATCAAAATGTTTGTATACCCAAGCTCCTACTTCCATCCACTCGTCTTCTTTTACAGAAACAGTAATTGATGGTTTGTGCTCACACCATGCACGTTGATAAACTAACCAAATATTTAGGTGCTCAATAGCAGTTAAATCATTTCTAATAATTGCACCTTCTGGGGCTTTGATTGGAAATGAGAATACGTATGTGTCGTTTGGTTTCATAACATCATCTTCTACTGGAATTCCAACTTCCTTCAAAAATGTAGAGATTGGATCTCCCTTTGCGCCACGAACTGTACGAATGTAATATGGGGAATGCCAAGCATGCATTCCTGAAGATACCCCGACTAATTGAGATACTGTTCCTGATGGTTTTACACATGTAATAGCGGCGGACTCAGAAATCCCAATCTTCCCAGCCTCATCTTTATTCTTTGCTCTTGCTGATTCTCTAAGAGTCATTAAAAAATCTTCTAGGGAAACAAGGTCTTCTTTGCCTGACATAAACTTATGTCCAAATTGTCCAGTTAGAGAAACACCTAGTAAGCGCTCTTCTTCTGTATTGTCTTTCCAAATCTTACGAATATATTTAAAGTCAGTAAGAGTAGATTGCCATGTGCCAAGGATAGTTGCAAGTTCTACTTTACGTTGAATATCTTTCTTTGTATCATTTTCACGTAGTACGACTTCTGAAAGATTACAAAACTGGTAAGGACGTAAGATAATTTCTGAACATGGGTTAGTTCCATAGTGTATATCTGGATCTCTTCTTCCATACTTGGCTGCTTGGGCTTGAGCTGCGGCCACATTGTATATACCTCGTTCTCCTGACTTTGAATCATATAGAGATTTCCATTCTGCAATAAACTGCTCCATATCTGGCTTGCGTGAGTACGCAACAGAGTTGTTAGATAAAGCACGTTGTGTATTTGCTTCCCACCAGTTACCTGACTTAGCCTGTGCCATCTCAATATCGTTAATGTTAGAAAGAGAAATCATTGCTGATCGACGAACTCCGCCTACAACAACCACTTCACCAATCTTGCACATAATATCGTGGCATTCAATTGGCTTAAGGCTTCTTCCTGTAGCGCTCTTAAACTTTGCAATTGTAAAATCAAATAAATTAATAAGAGGTTGTGGACCTGATGATCTTCCGCCCATTGTCTTAAGTCTTGCGCCTGCGGGACGCACCTTAGATACATCAATTGCAGGAATTTGTCCAGACCAAAGTAGCGCTAGCAACTCACGATATGCTTTTGCCCAACCTTGCTTTGAATCTTCTACTGTAATTACTGTTGTTGACTTCTCTAGTAATTCAGGGACGGGAGGAAGTTTATTAATATACTTATACTCAACAGAGAATCCTACGCCAGTGCCACACATAAGAATATACATTGTCTCATCAAATGAACGTGCAGAGTCAACTGGAAGAAAAGCACAATTGTATCCTGCTACATTATCTCTTTCTAATGCTACTCCTGAAGTCATAACAGAGCGCATAGATGGCATGACGTTTCTTTCAAATACACCGTTTTTTAATTCCGCAACAAGCTTCTCATCTGGAATATAATTATAATTTTGTTTTAAATGATTTAACATAAAGCTAAAATATCTATCTACTGTCTCACCCCATGTTTCACGGCGATTATCTTCTGATATCCATCTTGCATATCTGGATAACGCAATAAAATTTTCGTATGGGTTTGCAATAGTCTTAGACATTTATAGTACCTGTTTCTCCGCCTAGCGGTTAATTTAAATTTAGTGTGAAGATCCTATTCTACCAAACAACTATTCATATGGGAAGCGTAAAATATATTTATATCCTTTATTTTAAAATATTATTAGGCGACTATACACGTATACTTCATATTTATTCTAGTTGACTGGCTTGACAGGCTTATGCAATTAATGTTATGCTTAGAGTTCGTTATCTCTAGAGGAGGAAATGCCAATGGAGAAAATAAAACAACAGGTAAGTGATTTGGCTCACAATGTGGTTACAATTGTAATGATAACATTATTTTTGTTTCCCGTACAGCCAGCAAATGCCTTAACAGTAAAACCTTTAGTGAAAACTGAAGCCCAACTAAAGCAAGAAGTCTTAGATAAGTTCAGTAAAGAAATTTACAAGCCATCTGAGATGCTTACAGACGAAGAGTTGCTATTGCTACTTAAGACTGTAGGATTCGAAGGAACAGGCCTTAAAAAAGCTTGGTCTATAGCAAAGCGTGAATCTAATGGAAGACCGCTTGCATATAACGGGGATAAGAAAACTGGAGATAGTTCTTACGGAGTATTCCAGATAAACATGATCGGAAATCTTGGTCCTGAAAGACTTGAGAAGTTCGACCTAAAGAGTAACAAAGAGTTATTCGACCCAGTAACAAACGCAGAGATAACGTATCACATGACCAATGGCGGTCAAGATTGGTCCAGCTGGAAGGGTATGACCCCAAAAGCGCAGGAATGGCTATTGCGATTCCCAACAACTGAAAAGAAGTAGGATAAATGAAGATACAGTATGTATCGAAGTATCTCTCTTTATCAAAAGAGGGCCTTGTTCCAGAGCTTTTATGCCCAATGGATCAGGGTCCTCTTTATCCTAATCAGGACACACAAGAAAACATATTTTTATATTGCCTGTCTTGTGATTACAAAAATACTATTGGGGTGGAAGCCTATGATAGAATTACTAAGCTTGTAGATGGAGTAAAATAATGACTGAATGTAAATGTGGCGGAATTTGTGGTTGCAACGCAACTCCAGATTTTCCAGCAAATTTTGAATCCTCAATGTGGAATCAAACAATAATGACAGATGATGAATATTTAGACCCAAATGTTTTTGACTCAATTCCAAGGGATGGACAAATTGGATAATTTAGAAAATATTGACTCAGTTCCAGTAACTACTGATTTAGAAGATAGCCTTCCTATGGTTACCTATATTATGCTTCATAGAATCTATGACCTTTTAACCCTAATAGCCAATAAGATGGTTGATGGTGATGACGTATCTAAGATGATGGAGTATCATGAAAAAGGATTCCTTCTTGGACCCGCTCCAGCATTTGCACCTCCAGTTGAGGAATACAAGTCAACTGAAAACGCTTGACATATAAAATAACCTGACTTACAATTAAGATGTGTAGGTGACGGCAGCAATGTCTCCCTATATAATGTGTAGCAATACACTAGAAAGTCCCATTCGGATCCGCCTCTGAATGGGATTTTTTCTTTTTATAGATAGTATTTATATAATATAGACAATGCGGACATATAGTGCAAATAGTGCGAAAAAAGTGCGCCGTCGAAAGAAGGGCCATATTAACATCTGTGATCATTTACAGAATATGTCTTACACGCCCTCTACGAGGGTTCTAAAGCCCTACTGGGGCATAATTGGTATCTCCGTAACAATGCACCCTTAAAAGGGCGGGAGAACTAAGAATCGAAACTTTTAATATATACAATAATAGAGGATAATATAACCAGAGAGATAACTGGAACAAATAGATAATAGAATCCCATATAGACAGCATTTAATATTGTACTCATCTAGTTATAATCACCAATGAGTAATATACTGCCAAGATGGATAGTAATGACCATACGAATAATTTAGAACTGTTCATTGTCTATATCTTCATTTAGGTCAAAATCAAAGACATCTTCTTGCTTTCCCGCCCATTTTAAAAATTTAGACAAAGCTACCCCTGATAAGATTGCTGTCGCAATTATCGTTAACAAAGCATAGATTTTTTTCATATATTATTATACCATAATCCTAGTCAACTGCAATATTATATGCATGATCATCACAGTAATATACTGTTTTACCATCTCTGGTTACTTTAGATGTATATGAGAGCTTATCGCAATATGTACAGAATTTCATTTTATCTTCTTCCCGTTTTTTCTTATATATGTTCTTGCTCTATGGCAATTTGAACATACAATCTCACATTTGGCTATTTCTGCATCCAGTCGTTTCTTAGATAACGTATTGATTAGTTCCGCCACGTTTGCTTGCTTGGTTCCACGAACATGATCAAAGTCCATCATATAATAGGGATAGGAAATCTTACAATCCATACAAGGATTTTTTTCTTTAAGATCTTTTAAATATTGTGCCAGGAATTCTTTTTGTTTCTTGATCGATATCTTCTCTGGAGACATACCCCTATTATATTATAGATTTTATATTAGTTAGGTACTTCTGTAGTGCTTACAAGAACTCGATCCATAGAAATTTGTTGTGCTTGTCCTTGATCTAATTTTGTTTCTGCTTCTTCTGGTGAAGATGCCATGATTGCTACTTTAATAGCTAAATCATAAACGTATATATTTAATGACATGTGATATCCTAGTCGACTAGTTTATACATTCTACTAAATGTTAGTAAAATATTTTTTTAGAGTTATAGCTTATATATTAGCTTTTATCTTTTTAATGATAACTTCCAGAATTTAAGCATACAACCCCTATACCCCTTTTATATAAATCTAAAAGAGAACCCCGAAATAGTCGGAGTATAAATCCGCCATTCATCGGTTTGAGCTATAGCTATTATTTGAAGTATGTTGTATAATTACAACTTCCGTCATCATCGCACTTGGAGTTTAACCCCTTGATATTATCTCCGAAAACTGTCCAAGGTTTACAGTATAGCATTTGGGATTTTCGTAAGTCAATGGATCTAGGAAATATTTTTTTCCCGCCCCTGTTTTGAAATTAGAGAAAATGTTAATATTATTTTAATTTGTATGATACATACATTTATAAATGTCCGTATTGTCCGATAGTGCGCCCATAGGCTTATCGGGCTGAGCGTGAGTGTGATGCGACTCACAAAAGTTTTTTTAGAATACTAGCGAGTAACCCCCCTAAATGTCAGTCCCCCCTGATAGAGTTATACTATAAGAACAAACGAAAGGAGATAAGCAAATGCTTACTCAAACTACACTAGACAAAATAGTCTATGAATACCAACACGGGGGCGTGAAGTCTAACCACCCCGAATTGACTACCTATGAGCGAAAGGCGTTGCTAAAGCACCTCTTTAGCCTACCGACCTATTGCGCTTGTTGTGTGAGGTAACTCACACCGAATAGGTAGCGTGTCGGCTAGTAAATGTCAGCCCTATCGGCTACAATAGCGACATACAAATAAATAAAGAATTAGAGCGTGAGCCTAGCAAATAATCCGAAAGGTGAGCCTAGCAAATAACCGCTC